GCGTTGCAACGAGCACCACTTTTTACCACGATGTATCAGTAAACTACTATATGTAGTAACAGATACAGCTGGTTGTGATGAGGTTGATACACTTATACATGATATAGTAAGTAGACTGTGTAGTAGTTACATGCGCGAGTGCGCTCGAATGCGCTTGTATAGTAGGTAGTAGTTGTTATGTAACACTAACTGTTCCTATAACACTGTTAAGTAGTAGTTATAGTTACTAATGTGTAGTTAATGTCACACAATAAGTAGTTACATTACTTATACCTACCCCTCCGGCCAGATGTTTGCAATTTATCCCCCCGCTGTTCCAAAAGTTCGGTTTATTGTATTTTGGCGTGGTCTAATAGGAGATCTACCATCACCCCCTTTAATCAAAAGAGGCCCATAGTCATTATTATAAGATGTTACAAAATATTACAGGGTATAATAAGGTATAATAAGAGGTAAGTAGAGATAGTACGAAATCGGGCTTCTGCGAAGCCCGTAATATAAGTTTGTTGTTGACGGATGGTTTTTTAGGAGTTACCATGTGTTTAACACAGCGAGACAAACATATAACACATTTAAACTAGTCACAAACAAAACAACTGAGTGGAGACAAGAGTTATGGCTACTTCAACTGGATATTGGGAAGATGATGCTGGAAGTGTAAGCACTTATTCCTTACTAAGTAAAAGATCACCTAATAGATATCACTTAATGAGAATATTACGTAAAGCTGGTATGAGACAACATGGTGAAATACTATCTACCCTATTAACTGATTCATCACCTTCTACTAGTGCTAGTGTTACTCGTGCTCAAGTAGATTCTGTTGCTACTACTGGTGGTACAAATTCTCAAGGTGGTGTTCGTGGTGTTACTTCCAATGAGCAAATGAGTTCTGTTATTAATAATGACCAAGATTCTACTGGAGCAAATACAGCTCGTGCTGTTGCTGCTGGAGATGTTACAGAACTACAGAAAGAATTAATTCCTTCTGGTGCTCGTTCTAATCGTGCTCCTGCAACTTATCCTACTGATGCTTCTGGCAATGGTGGTGGTGGTAAAATGGATGCTGGTCGTTAGATGGCAATAGGAATAACTCAAGGCCAATCTGTTGATCCTAGAGGAATAGACCAAGGACTAGAAGAATTTATACAAGGTCGAGGAGGCATGTCTGCCTTCGCTCCCGGAAAAATAGAAAAAGGTTTGGCTACAGTTGGTGGAGGTCAAATGCGCGATGCTTTGACTTCTGCTCAAGATACTTATTATAATAGTTTAAAAGATAAAGATTTTAATAATCCTTTTTCTTTATCTGAAAGCGAACAAGCTTTTATAGATAATTTTGATAATCGTGGAGATTTTCGTCCTCCTATGGATTCTAATGATGTTGTAGGATCACAAGGTTATGATTTTAGTCCTACTCCTCCTCCAACAAGAGGTATACAACATTGGACTAATCCAGAAGACCTTGCTGGTATGGAAGCTGGATCTAATGAAGTAGCAGCTGCTGAATCTATTGTTCCTCCACAATGGGATGACTTTAATAATCTTCCTACTGATAATGCAGAAAATATAGATGTATCTATGTATCCACAACCAAAACCAAATTTCTCTCCCACTTCTTTTGGACCTCCTATGCCAACAGGTCAAGGATTAGAAAATTTATGGAACATACTTGGTAGAAGATATCGATCAAATCCTGAGTTAGATCAACAAGTATTTCAAGAACCAAATCCTGCTGGAGGAGGAATAGATAATCCGGCATTTAATAGAATGATGGCTAATGCTAATATACCGGGATATCAAGCACCAGTAAATAATGATCCATCAATAATGAGTAATATTGGAAATAGTATTTCTAATTGGTGGAATAATTTAAATAGTAGTCCAAGTTTAAATGATAAATTAGCTGCTGCTCCTGTTAATATTAATACGAATGTGCCGAGACCTCAAACTCAAGATGCTGTTCCATTGGCTAATGCTGGTGATGGTTTTGGAGAAGCTGGAACAAAAATGGATATACCAGCTCCCCCTCCTCCTACTAGTGGGTCAGTAAGGATGCCTACTCAAGGAATGTCTCAAGTTAGTGGAAATCCTTCTCCGGGATTTTGGCAACAAATATTAAACAGAGTAAGTGGAAAAGATCCTAATAAACCTTTTACTGGTAATCCTCCTCCACCTTCTTCAGGATCAGTAAGGATGCCTACACAAAATCTAGGCAATTAGTAAATGACTTTGGTCACAGGATCTGAACCTTTAGTATTAGCTGATGGAACTAAAATTGATCCTACTAATGGCTCAATAATTAATGATGAAATATTAGTAGAAGTTCCTAATACAGAGACTATTAAACAGGAGATCGTTGCTGCACGAAAGCGTATTAACGATCTTCCTGTTCCTCCTAAACAAATGAATACTCTAAGTGTTATTATTTCTTATTCTTTATTTGGTTTAAGTGATAATGATATTGCTTATCTTCTATCAATAGAAACAGATGAATTAAAAAATATTAAATCTTCTGATGTTTATATTGAATTACAAAAGACTTTAGTGCAAAATATATTAGCTAGTGATGCTTCAGATGTTCGTGGAATGTTTGTGCAACATAGTAAAGATGCTGCTAGTGTAATGTTTAATGCTATGATAGATCAAGCTAATGGTGTTAATACAAGAATGGCAGCAGCAAAAGATGTATTAGATCGTGCTGGCCATCGTCCTGCAGATGTCGTAGAACACAAACATTCTTTGGAAGGTGGTCTAACTATTGAGTATATAGATAATAAGAATGAAATTCCTGTTATAGATATAACACCGAAAGAGTTTTAATATGCCAAAAGTAACAACATCCGATGGAAAAACAAAAAAATTTGATTATTCTAAGCAAGGACAACAATCTGCAGCTAGGTATGCTCAGAAGAATCCTGGGGCTTCAATAAAAAAAGTATTAACTAATCGACAACTTAAAGGAAAGAATAATGGCTATAGTTCGTGATATTAGTGGTAATGGTGGTGGAACTACAGGTTCTGGTCCCGAAAACAAACTTAGTAGTGTTAATCGAGTAGCTGCAACTGTTATAGCAAACCTTGTTCCTGCTTATGTAGGAGAAAGAGCTACTGATGTTGCTTCTGATCAAAATTATGTAGGTAAACGTGCTGATGGTGATATGAATACTGATGCACTTACTAATGCTGATTGGGCTGTAGACAATCGTTAATGGCTACTTACAAAATCCACAAAGGATCGTTAAATGAACGATTCTTAGCAAGTAGATCTAAAATACAATTTTTTGGTGGGGGTTTTGCTAACGGCAAGACTGCCACTACTTGTATTAAAATGATTAACATTGCTAAAGATTATCCGGGATCTAACTTGCTTATGGCTCGTAGTACATACCCGAAATTAAATGATACGTTAAGAAAAGAATTTTTAAAATGGGTTCCAGCTTCTTGGATTCAAAGTTTTCCTAAATCTGCTAATGGATCTAACACTTGTACACTTACAAATGGTACAACTATTAATTTTAGATATATAGCACAACAAGGTAAAATAGGAACAGAAGCTACAACTTCCAACTTATTATCAGCAACTTATGATGCTATTGCTATTGATCAGATGGAAGACCCAGAAATTGTTCACAAAGACTTTTTAGATTTATTAGGACGCTTACGTGGCATGACTCCTTATCATGGAGATGATCCAACTATGCCTAAGAGTGGTCCTCGTTGGTTAATTCTTACCAGTAACCCAACACGTAATTGGGTATATAGAGAATTAGTACGTCCTATCCACGAATTACATGCTGGAAGAGTTGACGAAAAATTACTCTGTGAAACTGATGATGATGGCAAAATGCTTTATGATGATAATAAATTACCTATTCCGATCATAGACTTATATGAAGGTAGTACATACGAAAACAAAGATAACCTAGAACCAGATTTTATTAAGACATTAGAGTCTTCTTATAAGGGTCAGATGCGATCTAGGTTTCTTATGGGTGAATGGGCTAGTTATGAAGGATTAGTATATCCTTCTTTTAACCAAGCAGTTCATGTTATGTCTCATCATGCTATTGAAAATTACTATAACCAACTAAAAATTAAAGCATCTAATATTACATTTTTAGAGGGTTATGACTATGGGCTTGCTGTTCCTTACTGCTATCTTTTGGGGTTCTGTGATACTTTGGGTAATGTGTTTATCATGGGTGGAGCCTATGAGAAAGAATGTGTACTTGAAGATCAGTTTGCTGCTATTAAGCATCTTCGCAATAAGTATAGCGTGGACCCAAGTAACATGATACTTTCTGATCCAGATATATTTAGACGTAAAGCTGTAGGTAAAAAGCTAGTAGGTAAATCAATTGCTGACTTTTTCTTAGAAGAAGGTATTATGTGTATACGTGGTAATAATGATATTTCTAATGGTATTGTTAAAGTTAATCAGTATCTTGTTCCACAACGTAATCATCAGAATCCTATTACAGGAGAATATGAAGCACCATACTTATATATTAGTGATGAGTTAGAGTTCTTCATAAATGAGATGAGTGATTATTATTGGCAGAAATCTCCTACTGGAGAACAAATAGATAAACCTATTGATAAAGATGATCATGCTATGGATACTTTAAAATATATGTTGTCTAATCAACCTAATATATCTAAGCTTACTAAAGCTGTTATAAGAAAAGATGTTGGTTGGAGACAGTGGGGAGAACGTGATATTCAAGAAGATAGAAAGAGTTTGAGACATGGCTAACTTAAATCTATTAGTAAAAGCTATTTTAGCTACACAAAAGAAATTAGGAACAGGAGATGTTTTAGCTAAGTCAGATTTACCCGAACCTCGACAAAGCGCAACTATAAGAACTAAAGATTCAGAATTATTAGAAAAAGGTGAAGGTCCAGATCCTTATGATAGTTTAACAGAAGAAGGAGTACAAGGTCTTGCTGATCCTAAACTTTCATTAGATGAATCAATAGCTAAAGAATTAGCTGAAACAGAATTAGGACCAACAATAAGTAGAAGAGAAAAACAAGAACTTAAATCTAAAATAGAACCTGAATTACGTAAAGGACAACAAGGAGAACTTTTTCGTGCCAAAGAGGGAGAAAAGAAACATGTTGCTGATCGTATAGCAGACAAGCAAAAATTATATGATGCTACTAAAGGTCAACAATCATATAAATCTATAGAAGATCCTGCTGGCGAACAAATGACTTTAGATAGAATATTAAATTCTGAAATAGAAGAGAGTTTGGCTCATAGAGCTAATGAAGCTGGAAGAGTTTCTAATCAAAATAAAAGTGTACAGAAATGGAGAGATAAATCTCAACTAGAAAATCTTGGGCGTAGTTCTGACGAACAAAAAATATTAGATAAAGCTAATGAAGTTACATTTAATATCAATAAAGCTGTAGAAAAGCGTCCAGAATTATCTGGGGGACAAAATAAATATTCTAACACACCTACAACAGTTTTTAATCGTGAAGGTCCAACAAGAATTAAAAGACGCGCAGGAGAAATAGCAAAAAGATTTGGACAAAATGAAGATTTAAATGCTGATATACAGGATATGTACTCACGTTTAGATGAAATGTTTCCGGGATTTAAAAAAGGTACTCCTGATAGTGATGTATTTTTTGAACTTGATGCTAAAGGTAAAAAGATTCCCGGAGCTATGCTTCGAGGTGGAAAAGATGCTAGTATGGCTAGTCGTCTTGCTGATACTAAAAAAGATTTGGCAAATTTAGCACAACGTGCTCGGATGATAAGAAATGTTGAAAATCCTAGTAAGTCCGATTTACAGCTACTTGCACGTATTAAAGCAGAGTTAGATAAAATAGATAATGAATATTTTGGTACTAAATCTACACAAGAAACCAGACAGTTAGGTAATACTATTAATCCAGAATCTAATGTACAATCATTACAAGGTATAGATAAAGATACAGGAGAGGATTTATTAGATTTTGTAGCATCTAATCGTACTGATGCTGGTGTAGAATTTCGTCAAGGACCGACAAGACAAAAAGCAGAACAAGCATTAGGACCAAAAATGTCTCCAGTATTAGAAGCCTTAAAACGTAAACAAACAGGTTTTGATCCTAGACTTATTGGTGCTCCATATGCTACAGGAGCAGATGCTGTTCCTTTTCCTTATCAATTACGTCAACCAACACAAAGTACTCCACTTATGGAACAGATTAAAAAGGAAATGAAACCTAGTGAAACAATGGAAGCTAGAGGACGTAAATCCATGGAGCAGCTGCAAGAAAAAAGAAAGAAATATGAAGAAGAAATGAAGAAAATGATGAAAAAAGGAACTAAGTAATGGCTGATGAATTAATACCACAAGATGTAGATGATGCTATTAATAGTTCTTTAGGAGAATCTGCTCCTAGACGAACACGTAAGCGTAAAGATCCTACATACAAAGTAGTTGGTGATAGCAAGATTCCTGTATCTAAAGCTCAAGGTAAAGTATGGAAATCTCGTGTTGCACAAGTAATGAAGCATACTGAAGGCATTAGGGAATCATGGGCAGAAGCTATTCGTTACTATGAGAATGATCAATTAGGTCATAGAAGTGGAAAACAAAATGGATCAGGAAATAGTATTGGAAATCAAAAGCTTAACAACAATATTACAGAAACTGAGAATGTAGTATTTGCTAATGTAACTACAATGGTTCCAGCTCTATATGCTAGAAATCCAGAAGCAGAATTTACAGCTAATATAGAAGAAAGAAGAGGGTTAGCTACAACATTAGAACGCTTAGTAAATGTTATAGGTGGTAGATTAGCTGCCCCTGGAATTAACTTAAAACCTAAAGCTAAGAGATGTGTAGTCACATGCTTACTTACTAATAGAGCTTGGATGAAGATAGGTTGGACTCCTAAAGCTGAGAGTAGCGAACAAGCATTAGCTGATTTAGCTAAGTTATCCAAAGACTTAGAGAAAGCTAAAGACTCTAAACGAATAATAGAGATAGAAGGTCAGATACAGGCATTAGAAGATAGCATAGATATACTTCAGCCCGGAGGACCATTTGTTAAGGTTAAGTCACCATTTGACATTATGGTTGATCCTAATTGTAAGGAAATAGATTTATCTGATGCTCATTGGGTAATAGAAACTGATATGCTTCCTACTCAATTCTTATTAGCTAAGTATGGTAGAAAAGATAAAGGAAAGAAAGAATATAAGTCTATTTATCAACCTACTCATGTAATGAAAGCTAGTTTAGGGGAAGATGATGGAATAGAAGATAATGATAACTTTTCTTTGTATTCTGATGATAAGAATGAAACAGCTAAGTCTTTTGGCTTTAATGATCAAGAAGCCTTTGAAAAAGCTAAGATGACTAAAGTTCACTTTGTTTGGGATAAAACTACTCGTAGAGTGTTGTTATTTAACAGTAATGATTGGACTTGGCCTATATGGGTTTGGGATGATCCAACTCAATTAGATACATTCTTCCCATATTATCCATTAACATTCTTTGAATCTCCTAATGGACCAATAACTAAGGGTGAAGTATCTTATTACTTAGATCAACAAGATGCTATTAATGAGATTACTGATGAAAAACGTAGAGCAAGACGTTGGGCAAGACGTAATATCTTCTTTAATAGTAATTTAATATCACAATCTGATGCTACAGCAGTACTTAATGGAGATGATGGCACAGCTAGAGGACTAAATATTCCTCCAGAAATGAAAATCAATGATGTAATAGGTTCTGTTACTCCTCCTTCTTTACAGTTTGAACGAGTTTTTGATAAAGAAGAGTTATATCAGGCAATAGATAGAATATCATCTGTTGGTACTGTTATGAGAGGTGAACAATTTAAAACAAATACTAATACTGCTGCAGTACAAGCAAACTCTGGTGCAGCTAATATGAGAGTTGATGAAAAATCTGATCAAATAGAAGATTGGATTGGAGCTATTTATTGGGGTATTGCTCAATTATGTCTAATGAATATGGATGAACGTGTAGTTAAAAGTCTTATTGGTGATGAAATAGAATGGGAAAACTTGGATAAAGAAGGAATAGCTGCATTATCTCTAAAAGTATTAGGTGGTAGTACACAAAAACCTACTAGTGCTGCAAAGAAAGAAGAAGCCTTAGAATTTGGACAAGTTTTAGGACAATTTGTTAATGCTGCTCCCGGACCAGTACTAAAAATGATGATGCAAGTTATGGAAAAAGCATTTGATGAAGTAACTATGAGAGAAGAAGATTGGCAAGAATTACAACAAGCATTAGAACAACAGCAACAGCAACAGCAAGGAGGAGGAGGAGCACCACAACAACCTCCTCAACCACAGCCAGAAGCTCAACCTGAAATAGCTAATGCTAGTCCTGAACAATTACAACAAGTATTAGGTCAATTACCCCCAGAAGTTAAGCAACAAGTACAAAGTGCTATACAATCTGGAGTACCACCTGCTCAAGCTCTTGAAAGTGCAATAAAATTAGTGCAACAACAGGGGCAACAAGCAGCTTCACCACAACCAACTCAACCATTGCAATAAAAGGGGACGATTATGCAAGAACAGGAAATGTTAAATACAGACGAAGAAATTCTATCTAGTATAGGAGAAGGGGATGAACAGACTACAACAGAGAACACTACAGAACAAGATTCGGGAGAGACAGCGAACACTACAGAATCGCCACCTCCAGCCAGTGATCAACAAAGTGCTGACGGAAGCACAGATGAACAGCAACAACAAAAAGCTAATGGTCCCCAAGACCTCGTTGATGCAAACGGAAACGTCATCGCTACTGGAGGAAAAGAACGAAGATTCTACGAAACTGCACAACGCGAAAAACAACGTGCAGACCAGTACTCTAAGGAAGTAGAAACACTTAAAAGCCAACTAGAAGCTATTAATAATGCTGGAACTGTTGGAACACAATATAACTTAACACCAGAAGAAGTGACAACAGGAGCACAAATAGTATCTGCTTGGAAGGACAATCCAGTAGAGACACTCCAATATATGTTGACACAAGCTCAGAGTGAAGGTTACAATGTAGATGCCATTGTTAATGGTGGAGCAGATATGGGTGCTATGAAGCAAATGCTTGATAATGCTTTATCTCCCATTATTAGCGATAGAAATAAAGAAATAGAAACTAGAGAAGCAACTGAAAAAGCAACAGAGATTTACAACAACTTTTCTAATGCTCACCCTGATGCTGCAGTTCACGAAAATTCTCTTTCCCGACTTCTACAAGAAGATAGTAGTCTTTCAGTTGAAGCCGCGTATTTAAAACTCCAGAACTATTACCTTCAGCGTGGTTTAGACTGGACGAAATCTTTAGAACAGTTACAAGCTGAACAAGATGCTAAAACTAATTCTGAAGCAAATACGCAACCACAACCTCCCGAAGGTGGGAGTGTACCGCAAACATATGTTACTGACACAGCTCAAGTAGCAGATGTTAGAACTTCAACGGATGACATCATTAGACAAGCTATGTCTGATGCTGGCATTAATTAACGGAGACTATTACTATGGCTTCAACACCAATAGCCACAGTTTTGGAATCAACACTTACTCGTAGTCGTAAGAAACTTATTCTTGCTTCTATTAAGTCTAATGCTTTAATGGCATGGGCTTTCGCAAACAATCGTGTTGAATTCGAGGACGGTGGTCACGAAATTACGAACCCATTAACTCTGGGTCGTAACCCAAATATCACTTCTTTTGAGTATTTTGACGAACAGCCAATTGCTCAGACAAGTGAGTTTGATACTGTAACATATAACTGGGCACGAGTAGGTGGTTCAGTTGTTATTAGTGATCAAGAAGAAGACGAGAACCAAGGTGCAGCACAAATATTTAAGCTTATGAAAGCTAAAGTAGATGTACTGGAAGAAAGTATTAAAGAGAAATTCTCAGAGTATCTCTATGCTTCTGGTGCTGGTACTGACCCACAAGGTCTTGGTCTTTTAATTCCAGATGATCCTACTACTGGTACTGTTGGAAACATCAGTCGAGCTAATGAAACTCAATGGCGTACTTCTGCTTATGATTTTAATGGCAACTTAGATAGCACAAACATTGAAGAAGCATTTGATGATATCCTTATGGATGTTACTCTTAAAGGTGATAAGCCTGATGTTATTCTTTGTGGACGTAATCTATTTCGTCATTATCGTACAGCTGTACGTGATAAAGTTGTCATTAATTTGTCTGACTCTAACTCAGGCCAAAAGATGATGGATCTAGGTTTTTCTGGTGTTAAACACCAAAACATTCCAATGATGTATGACGAAGATTGCCCTGTTAATAAAGCTTATTTCATTAACAGTAAGTATCTACGCTTACATATCCTTAAGCATGTAAACATGAAGGTCAAAGAGCTTGTTGCTCCTTGGACGATTGATGCTCATGGACGTAGGATTGTTTGGCAAGGACAATGGTGCTTGTGGAAAGCTTTCCGTACACATGCTGTTTTAATTAATTCTTAGTAAAGGAGACAAGGGGATGACTGAGCAAATTAAACCACGTTTTGAAGTACATAAAATAGAAGGACAGGCAAAACGAAGAATTGCATCACCTAAGAAAGACAAAGAAGGTACACTTCTTGGAGGTTTTGATTATGCCGACAAAGAAGTTGATGCTGGATGGATGGTGTATTTTCCGAATGGAGCCTCAATTCATGTTTGGACTGAAGATGAAATGAAACGACAAGGTTTTTTAGATAAAGTTCACTTAGTAAATATGGAGACAGGAGATGATATGGGAGCAGCCTCCGATACCTCTCTCCGAGCTAGATCTGAACAAAAGCTTAAAGTTTCAAAGAACTCTAAAGTCCATCACGTAACCTAATTGGAGAAAACTCATGGCGAAAGTTTACGCTGATAACTACCCTAGAACTATTAGTCAGTATGTTCCACTAATGGAATTTGCTGCCGATGTTGTAGGTGATTCTGTAATAGTAAGTCTTGGAGCACCAGCAACTCTTGATGCTGATGGAATCTGGGATGGAGTTAGTGCTACTGACTCTGCTACTTCTTACACTTCAGCAGACTATAAGAATACCTTTGATGGTAGTTCTACTAGTCTGACTTCAACTGCTGGTATGATTGACGCTACGTATGGTCGTACCTTATCTTGCACAGGTAGTTCTGGATCTAATCACGTATGCACTATTAGTGGTCGTGATTATCTTGGACAACCTATGAAAGAGAATATCACTCTTAGTGGTACTGGTGTGATTGCTGGTGTAAAAGCATTTAAATATGTGGATAGACTAGATGTTGCTGCCGGAGCTGCTGGTGATACTGTTGATGTAGGTTGGGCAGATAAGCTTGGTATTCCTTATGCTGGAACAAGTCTTCTTAGTGATACTGAAGATGGTGTTGTAGCTGCTGGAGCATTAACAGCTGCTGTTACTACTGATCCTCAAACAGCTACTACAGGAGATCCTCGTGGTACGTTTGATGGTGCATCAGCTAGTAATGGGTCTATTGTGCAAGAAATCCGTTACTTGTGTAACACAAGTAATCTTCATGGTGTCGCGCACTATAACGGCTAGGCATAGAAGATTAGTGAGAGAGTGTTGTCCTCCCCTTCACTCTCTCGCTATTTTCCAAAAACTGTAGGATTTAATGAGTACATTATCCCAACTAATAGTTCGTACAGCAGATAGATTATCAATGGTAGCTGGTACTGGTGTACAAACGTATGCTGAAGATCGAATAGCTGAAATGATTCAACATAAGTTTGATGTTCTTTTTGATGAAGTGTTTTGGCCTCAATTTCTTTCTTGGGCTAAATTAACTTTAGATGGTACACTAGGTTTAGTAACAACAGACTTAACAAACACAGTTAAACGCTTTGAAGATATACGAGTAATATTTCCAGAAAATTCTAATACACCACTAACCACTATATCAGGATTAACTACTAATCCTTATGAATTAAGTGGTACTACTCCTGTACATTATGAGGCTCTTGGACCTACAAGTACTTATAAAACCACAAGAGTTTTTAATATATGGCCTAAAGCATCTACTGGAGATATCATTTTACAATACAGAACAAAACCAGACACATTTGTAAGTACAGATGAAATAGACTTTGATGATCAAGCTCTTATATTAGGTACTGTTTTCGATTATCTTGAAGATGATGGTACTAATCCAAATGCCACTCAAAAGTTTCAATTACTTTTTGAAGCACGAGTTAAACAATTAAAGAATACCTACAATTCTACACCAATAAGTCTTGATCCTGTAACATCAACCCCTAATACATTTACTTTTGTGGAGTTAACATAATGGCTAATGCAAATTTAATACGAGAAGCTTTAATGGCATTATTAAAAGCCAAAAAAATTAATACAGATGCTGTAGACACTATAAAGCATACAAAGAAACATGGTTTTAATGATTTTGATGATTCTAGCCCATATACTTTTGATGCTGTAGAACGTGCTGAAAATGCTGCTGGAAATCTTCAAAAAGCAAGACAAGGAGCACGAGAAGCACAAGGTACAGATCCTTTAGCTAGTCCTGCTTCTGCTGAAATAGAAAGTGCTAGAACAAATTATATGCCTGATGATGTTGTTGGAGGTTTTGAACCTCCTATTCCTAGAACACAAGCTAGTGTATATTCTCCTACAAGTGATAAACCTTTAGGTGGTTTATCTCGTGCAGAAGGAAATATAGGATCTAGAAAAGCTATAGAAGATGCTCGTCTAAAAGCAACACAAAAATTTCAACATCCAGATGCTGCTTCAATGCCAACAACTAAATATAGTGAAGCAGATTTTTATCCTACTCGTTATGAAAAACTTCCTCCTGAAATAGCACAACAACTTAAAGAAATTGAAGAAGATATTGGTAAAGGGGCAGGATTAAAAGAAGTATTAGATAGATTATCTAAATTAGATGAAGCTGGTTATGATAAATATACTGATGATATAA